TCTTCTTCTGGAGTCTCACCAATTATATTTAATATTGTTTGTAATTCTTCATCTTGTAAAAAATTTTTAATAGATAGAACCCCATCATAAAAAACTTCGGTATTGTATCCAGCGTCGTCGAATTCTTTTTTTAAGAATACACTCATCTATAATTCCTCTGCTTTATATTTATTTCCATTAGCGTCAAGTTTCCATCCTTGCTTTAATAACTCTTGCCATTCTGCTCTTTCAATTTCCTGCTGTGCTCTAGTAGCCTTCATCTCTTCAGCCCAGGCATCTCTTACTTCTTGTGGGTATGCGTCTTCTTCACGATCATCCCAGAATGAACCAATAGTGTATCTAACCCCACTGGTTATAAGAGTTACTTCGTGCATATTATTAAATCCCCCGTCAAATGCAGCAAGCATTCCAACTTTAGGCTGCAGGCTTATATCTTGATCTGGGAACTGTAGCATTCCACCTTCAAAATTATCGTTCAAATATAAAAATGCTGCGTATCTGCTTCTTGTAAAAGCACCCGAATGTCCGTGCTCATCTGTATTATCGGAGTGCTTTCTTGCATATGCTCCTGGTTCCCACTTTTGTGTGTGGTATCCAATTTGAGAAATTATCTTTGGATCAAGGTCATGAACGCTTGCAACAGCATTAATAATTCCTTGTTTTATTTGTGAAAATATGTCACTTGGTAATCCTTCATTCATTACATGCTCATCGTTGTCTTGTGGCAGCACTGAAGAATAAGACTCATAAAAAGATATAGGCATCCAGGTAATCAAACCAAGTTCTGCATGCTTATCTAAAACCTTTACAAGTTTTGCAGCGGTGTCTGCATCTATAAAGTTTTCATAAACCACTATGTCCTTGGTTATTCTGTTTTTATTTTCTAGATTCATTTTATTCTTCTTTCTTTATCAGCATTAATTTTATTTGGATTTTCATCTCTAAATTTTTGCATAATGTCTGGTTGCATTGCAGCCCAAACATCTTCTCCAAATTCTTTTTCTTTTTCAAACCACTCAGCATCTCCAATAGAATATTTCATCCAATACATTCTAGAGAGATATTTATTGGCTCCATATGCTGGCATTACTCCGTGTAGGTATACACTATCTCCATTTTTAAGCACTTCTGGATGACCTGAAGGAAACACTAGAAAGTCTCCCGCTTCTGGCTTATACATATACGCTTCTCCGTTTACAATAAAATCAATTTCTCCACCTTCGTAGTCATCATTAAAATAAGCAAGAGCAGTTATAGCAAATTTATATCCTGGACTTATGATGGGCTCTCTAATATAATCAGAATGATATGTCATTGCAATTGGATCCTCTATGTCTGTTCTATATCTTGCTATAGATGGTCCAGTCATTTGCCATTCTTGCATTGGCATTCCATCATTTGACAATATTGTTTTTTCCTTGTTCAGATCTACCTCGTTGCGTTTAGCGTAATCTTCTGTAACCAAATGAAAGTTTTTAAATAATTCCAAGATTGCAAGTTTTTGTAATTCTTCTTTTTCTGTTTTGGTTTCTATTTTTTCCATATACTCAATGCTAAGTCTATGTGGGTGATTAGTAAAAGTAGGATTTAGATATTCTCCAAAATGAGACCACTGTGTCCAAGGACTAAAAAGATCATCCCCCGTAGACTCTTTTAGTAAATTATATGTTTGCTGTATATCCTTAAAAACATTTTTGTAAACAAATATTTTAGGGTATACCTCTATTGGGTTTAGATTATTTGATGTAATTGCTATCATGGTTGCCTTTCTCCAGTGTGCTTGGTTATCTCCCAAAAGAATGGACACGTGTATCTTACTCCACTTTTAATTTCTGTTACGCCATGAATATACTCTTTGTCCCCTGGGAAAAAATAAGCAGCACCTTTCTTTGGCTTAAATTGAACACCCTGATTTGGAAAATACAACTCGCCACCTTCATAGTCATCATTTAAATAAAACAAACTTGATAAATCATAATTGGGAAAATCATTTGGGGTACCAGCATCTGGACCTTCGTGAAGTTCTTTGTCTGCGTGTGGTCTTTGAAGTTGACCAGGAAGCCATTTAACAATCGTTGTTCCAGTTGGAATTACTTCTACTTTATAAAACTCCTCAACTATTGGCTTTAGTCTTTGGAATAAGCCTGCAATAACTGGTGAAATTTCTGGATCATTTTTGTCTAATGTTGGCTGAGTTGCAACTCTATCTTTCCAATAATCAGAGTCATAGACAACTGTTCCATTTTCATTTACATGGCTTTCTGTTACATCCCAAATAGTTAAAGACTTGGCAGCCTTTTCTAGATATTCAATTTCATCCTGGGTCATAAAATTTTCTAACTCAACAATCATTTCTTTTCCGTTACCAAACCAACCAGATGGGGTTAGAGATGGCTTTCTTTGAACAACTTTGTACTCTTGCATGCTCATATTATATCACCATTCGTATTGTCTTTGACATAAAGTTTTAATGTCTTTACTTCATGCTGTCCTAAACTTTCTTCTTTTTCGTTAACAGCATCTCTGTACCAGTCGGTCCACTTACCACTAGAATTTATTACTTGTGCTGCACTTCCGTATTCAATATTAGCGTCTCGTCTTGAACTATCGTCATCTCTGTATTCTGTAATATTTATTACGCTATTATTTAAATTAGTTAGAGATATTGGTATAATTGTTGCTATTGGTGTTCCTGCTTTTATTACAGTTTCAACGTTTGCTTTTTTTGCTTTAATTGCAAGTGGCAAAGGGTTGTCATAAAATGATGTACTTATTAAATTAGACATAGTTTCAAAATCTTCATTAAAATAATTAACAGGATTTATAGTTAAAATACTTACATCTTTTTCAGTTCTAAAAACTAATCCAGTATTAAGACTTATAGAAGATTGACCTCTTCCAGCATATGCGCTAGTTGGACTTTTAATTTTTATATGCTGATCTGTTTGATCGTTTATTCCATCCCATGTAAAAACTATATCTTCTGTGCAAGAAAGGCTCCAGCCAATAACGTTTGCCTGTGTTACTGGAAAGCATCTGTATGCATGGTTTTCTGATGTAGCGTCCATCCATTCCCTTTTAATTGTCATTGGAGCAATGTTAAAAGGATTGCCCTGCATCTTTTCTACTGAAATATTAAGCATTATTCATTATCCCACTTTGGATCATACATATCTGGAGTATGATACTTTTTGCTATAGTCTAACATTGTAACAATTGAATATTTAGTTCCTGAATGAACTGGCATAGCCTGATGAGGATACATAAAGTTTGAAGGGAAAATATAAAGGTCTCCAGCCTTTGGCTTAATGTTTAAACCTTGCAACCTAAAAAATAATTCTCCGCCTTCATAGTCATCATTTATGTAAGCAACTAAAGAGACAGTGCAGTTATAAGAATATCCGTGATCATGGTGTTCTTTAAAGTGTTGTCCTGGACCATATTTAATAAAATTAAATGCTTCCCAGTATTTAAGTGGCATAATATTATAGGCTCTGCGATAGTCTTCAACTGCTGCTGCTTGAGCATCATAAACATCTTGCCAGAGTTCTTGAAGTTTTACTGACTCTTCGCTTTTATCTTGTTCAATATCAGTTTTCTTAAACTTAAAATCTACGCAATCTCTGTAGTCTGGCATTAATTGTTGATATCCAACATATGCTGGCATCCAGTGATATCTTTTACCTTCTGAAGATAGTTCTCCATATCCAGCAACAGAACCCAGAGTGCTCTCGAGTCTATTTATCAAATCAAACTCTTTTTTTATAACTCCTCTATAGCAAATAATTCCATTGCCAAGATCTTCTTTTTCTGTCCATGTTTGCATTTGTATCTCCTATTTATACTCTCTGCGTGACCAAACTTTTTTAATATAAACTCCACCATCAGGCTGACGATAGAACTTTGCGTTATCTACCATTTTACCATATATAGAAGACTGGTCTAATATTTCTATGCTGTGGTCCCAATTTTCTCTTTTAAAAGGAAGGATTTGCAGATAGGGCGTTCCTGCTGGAATTGTTCCTTCCCATCCCTCGGCAATAAAAAATGGAAAACTACCAAGAAGATGAACTTTGTCTGAATCAACAATACCAGTAGTATTTAGAAATGGAAGATCAAACCTATTCATTGGTGTCATAAAAAGTGCACTATATCCTTCTGGCAACTCTAAGCCCCACGGAGAACTCCAAGCAAAATGATGTTGATAAAATCCTTTAGGATGTTCAAATTGTGGCATTGGTGGTCTTTGTGTGCAGAAGTCTTTATACTTAGGATCATTTATGGCAACATTTATGATACCCTGAGAATTTTTAGAAAATACTAAATCACAAGGGGTTTTAAAAAGATATCCAGTTGCAAATGCATCCATAATTGCTGGGCAGGCTTTCCATGTTGGTATTTTGCCATAATCATCTGTTGTACCTTCTTTTGGAAATGGACAAACCTCTTTTGGCGCTTTGTAGTATTCTCCATTTGGCATTTTTGCAAACCTGTCTGCATCCTTATACCAATCTGGTATTTCTTTTTGTGTAGGAACAGGAACAGAGATATCTTCTTTGTTTATCCAAGGCCTAAAGGATGTAAACTTTGCAACTAAAGACACTACTTGTGTCCTAGTTCATTAATGTCTGTCATTACAACAACACAATACTTTGTTCCCTCTTTCATTGGCAAAGATGCATGCTCATAAATATAGTTAGATGGACAAAGAAGAATGTCTCCTATTTTTGGAGTATGGGTATAGTTGTCCATTCTTGGAAACCTAATTTCTCCACCATCGTAATCTTCATTAATATAGATAACAGCAGAGACAGTACAGTTGTATGCTGGACCATGATCTGCATGAATATTAAAGTGAGTTCCTTCTCCCTCATATTTTACAAAGTTAAAGGCTTCATAATAGACCACATTTATTCCCCAATACCGTGCATAATCATCAACACAGAATTTTAACTTTTGATAAATCTCTTCATGTAAATCAATTAGTTCAGCATTGTGCTCATCTCTTGGACCTAAATTTTCTTGCTTGTATTTAAAATCTACGGCGTCTCTAGCCTTTTTAATTGGAACACTAGAATTAGTAACTTTTGCCTCAGACCAAGCATATTTTTTATTTCCGTCTAAATTTGATTCAAGAATTTTGATATATCTTTCAGAGTCTTCTTTTGAAAATACATTTCTATATAAATTTATACCAAGTGCTGGGTTTTCGACCAAGATATTGCCCTCAATAGTTCTTGATGGATATCTACTTAAAGATGTTTCTGACCTGTCTTTTGTAAACCAATAATTAGAGTTTTCGTCGTATATTTCCATAATACAAACCTTTCTGTTATATAACTATTATATCATGCTGATGCACAATATAATAAGTATTTAGTTTAACTTTCATGCTTTGGCCATTTGCCGATTGGGCATCCAGCATTAGAAAGTTTTGTTTTAAAAGTCATAATGCATCCACACTTTTTACACTGTTTTGTGACTGGTTTAAAAAATTCACAAGAATTGCAGATGCTCATTCTGTAGTCAACAACAGACTGATCTTCTATAATCTTTTCAGGATCTAGCAAGTGCCAAGGTCTGGAATCTCCTAAAGACTGTTTCCATTCTTCCCATTTGGACATGTTAAATCTCTTTTAAGAATTGCTCGCCGTTCCAGATCCATCCAATTCTAGGAATGTTGTCAATATTAATTGGAATAAGTGTTACTTCTGATTCAAATGCTGCCTGAAGTTTATCATCACTAGGATCATTTTTTACATTGTTTAAAACCAATAATATAACATTGTTTACAAGTATGGAGTATGATGTAATTACTGACCAGTCAAGATCTGGATCATTATGCCATTCTGGTTTAATTCCTCCAGAAAAAGATGATCCATTCCAAGTAGCAAATGGTGCGACAGAGTCTGCATAACTGCTAGTTACCATTCCAATAATTGGAGTTTTATTGTTATGGGCATTTGAAAGCATTTCTAGTTTTGATTCTTGGATAATGTTATATTTACCAATAACTTCCCAATTTTCATTAGATGTTTTTACTACTAATGCATAATTCATAATTTCTCCTTAGTGTCTAGTAATTGTATCATAGTTTCTTTTTTAAAGTTTTTCATATTATGAGAAACATCCTCCGCAAGGTCCATAGGCACCCCTACAGTTTCCACCTAAGTTAACGGCGCAATTACTGCCACCAAAACCTGGGAAGAATGGTGGGAAGAATGGTGGGAAGAACGGGAAGAACGGGAAGAATGGTGGGAAGAACGGGAAGAACGGGAAGTACGGGAAGAATGGTGGGAAGAATGGGAAGAACGGGAAGAACGGTGGGAAGAATGGTGGGAAGAATGGGAAGAACGGTGGGAAGAACGGGAAGAACGGGAAGAACGGG